TCGACGTGACACATCCGCAACAGAAATTTTTACGCCAGTTCAACGCAGCCGGCATGCCGTGCGGCGTCGCCTCATTCTTGCAGACCGGTACCGGCTCGGGGCTGTCGCTGTGGCTCAACATTTCGACATGGGAGACGATCGCCTACAGTGACTCGACTATCAAGCCATTCACACTGACGCGCCAAGGTCATACTTTCCTTGGCAAAGCGGATCAGCGCCCGCACCACATTCTGATATTATTGCAGACCTTTTTCGCAGAGTGGGACGAGCAACAAAAATGACGTACAAACGCCTGTGCCTGATCCCGGCCAATGAAGAGCTGACCGCATTGCTGGTCGAGATGGGACGCCTGAAATGGACTAAGCAGGCTGACCCGCTCGAGGTCGGCAAAGTAATGCAGGGCCTGCTTGATGACTGGGCAGTCTCGGGCAAGCACATGAGAGATTTCATCAGGGACGAGAAGGCAAAATGCCAGAAGCAAACGATCTGACCATCACGTTCAAGCAGCGCAGCAGCACGCACGGTGACTACGCTGAAAACGCGCGTATTGCCATTTCGTTGCGCCAGACGCTGCGCAATTCTGGCAACTGGGACAGCCTATCACCGGGCCAGCAGTTGGCGCTTGATGAAATCGCGCTGAAAATTGCGCGCATCGTATCGCTTGGCGCCGGACAGACCAAGGAACACTGGCACGACATTCAAGGTTATGCAAAACTAGCGGAGGATGCCTGCGATGTATGACAATTTCCTGATACCGGGTAAGGCCAGCTTTCTCATCGGTGGTCAATTCGGTTCTGAAGCAAAGGGCGCCGCTGCCGCATCGCTCGCCTGTCAACTGGCGCTCGAGCATGGACAGGGCTTTGATATATGCACGACCAACGCCAGCGCACAGGCCGGCCACACTTCCATTCATAATGGCGTCAAGCGCGTCGCCTTCCATCTACCGACCGTCGCCCTCATTCAGGCACAGGACCTGAACAAAAAGCCGATCATCTATCTCAACGCTGGCTGCGCCATTGACGTTGAAGTATTGCGCAACGAGCTGTTCGACTACGAGGTCGATCTGACGCGGTTCTTCATTCACCCGAATGCCGCCGTCATTACCAAGGAATGCAAGGAAGCCGAAGGCCGCGCCGACAGCGCCCAGACCAAGATTGCGTCAACGCGCAAGGGAGTGGGTGAGGCGATTTCGCGCAAGGTGTTGCGCTCGGGCCAGATCGCACGTGACGATCCAATACTGCGTCCGCACACGCGACTAATCAATCTCAATCAGGAAATGCGCAGCGGCAAGTCGGTCTGCGTCGAAGTACCACAAGGTCTGTCGCTCAGCCTCAATGGTCATTTCTATCCGTACTGCACGTCACGCGACTGCACGCTCGAACAAGCAATGAACGATGCCGGCATCCATCCACATTTCTACGGCAAGTCAATGTTGGTCATTCGTTGTTATCCGATCCGCGTGGGCGCCATCGTGCAGGACGGCAAACAGCTGGGACAGTCGGGCGACTGCTACCCGGATCAGCAGGAGACTGACTGGGAGACGCTCGGCCAGCCAGCCGAAATCACCACCGTGACCAAGCGCGTGCGCCGCATCTTCACTTTTTCATTCAATCAGCTGGCCGACGCCATGAACCGCGTGCGCCCTGACGTGGTGTTTATTTCGTTCTGCAATTACATACGCGAGCAGTCAGAGCTGGTGGCGATCATCGGTTTTATCAAGGTGCGCGCTGACCGGCTTGGCATCGCGCGGCCCGAAATCATCCTTGAAAGCGGACCAACCACGGCTGACGTACGCAGCGAAGATCAACTAAAGAGCATCATCGAACAGTTGGAAATGGACCTATGACGATAACACTGACAGAAGCACTGGCTGTCGTGCTATACGTACGCAGCCGCGACGATTTTTTCTTTGACGAACAGGAAGTCGCAACCAAGGCGTGGCGCATCGTGCAGGACGAGGCGCAGCGGGTAATTCGTGAGGCAACGAAATGACGGAACAAGTACACGTTACGTTTACTATTCAGGACGGCAAGCGCGATCGCTTTATGGCATCGCTGCAAGAAGTTGAAACTCTGGACCTGCTGATCTGCGAAGGCTACCGCGCCGACGATGAGGTACAACGGCGCGAGGCACTGACCAAATTCACTGAAGCGATGGAAATGAAGCTGCGTCGCAACGACCACAAGACCAGCTGGCGCGACCTACCAATTGAGGCATTGGTGCGACTGTTGATATTAGAGCTGGAAGAGTGGAAAGTAGCCGACGAGTTTCTGGCAGTGAAGGACGCGCGCCGCGAGTGCGTGGACGTTGCTAATTTCGCGCTTATCGTTTGGGACAGACTGTCAATGTTAGATCAGGAACGAAATCGACATGAACAAACGAAACGCTCAACAACGTGAGTATTACAAGCTGGCGATGCGACGATGGAACTTGCCCACATAAAAGGAAATCAAATGGTGCCGCGCAAAATCGACATGTTCCCGCCTGAATTACGCACTGCTTCCGTAGTGCCTCGCTGGTCAATCGTCTGGACGTTGACGCATGACACCGTTGCTAATCACAGTTACTATGTCACTATCTATGCGCGTAAGATCGCGCAACTGATCGACTGGCCCGGCAACTGGGGTGCGCTGCTATTTCTGGCGCTGACGCACGATCTTGATGAGTTGATAACCGGGGATGTTGTAAGCCCCATCAAAGCTGAGATACTTGATGTAGAACGAGCTAATGATTTCATCGAACTGAAAATGAAGGAGCGGTTGCCTGATATCATGTCGGAAATTCAGTCGATCACCAACTGTGACGGCAACCCGGCGAAAGAAAAGATGGTTGACGAGTGCTGGCGCATCATCAAGGCTGCGGACCGCCTCGATGCGGTACTGTTTCTGACCGGCGAGCGCCGCATGGGTAACGGCGTGATCGAGCCGCGCATCATCGACGCGCAGAACCGCTGCTATTCGGCGTGGCTCGAGCTGCCGGCCGGCGCCGAAGTGCTGCAGGAACTGTGGCATACCGTCATGTTGCCGGCAATCAAGGCGCACGAAGATACGGGAGGACATGGAGTATGACTAGAGACGAATTAATCAGGCTGATTTCGGAAGAAATAGTTGACGCGCCGGACTCGGAGGTCGAGGCCGCAGTCGATCGCATCCTGCGCGATCACGTCGTCATCACAAGGTATGAATATGACCAAATCAACAGCTAAGAAGCAAGTCGGCCGGCTGGCGATGCGGCACGAAGGTCGATACTGGAATGCCTATTATGCAATGCCGAACACGATGGACGGCGCAATTCTGCTCGGTTGCATTTCGATGCGCTTCGTGATCGACAACAAGGAGCGCAAGGACGCATTTATAGAGTTCATGAAGCAGGCAGTGTCAGACATTCTGCAGGAAGAGCTGGGCGCCGAAGCGACTTGGCCGAACGATCCGGAACCGGCGCCGGAAAGTGAAAGGTCAGGGCACGGATGAGAAACCTGAACGAACTTAACGCGCACCGGCTCAACGCTGCAAGGGTGTATGGCTGGAGCGGCGACGAAACCTGCGGCGCCTTTGCCTTTCCATCGCCAACAGACGGCCAGCCGCTGCGCTGCATCGCTTCGAACGAGGATGGCTGGGATCACGTCTCGGTAAGCCGTTCAAGCCGCTGCCCGAACTGGCCAGAAATGGAGTTCATTAAGCGCAAGTTCTTTCAGGACCACGAAACGGCAATGCAGCTGCACGTGCCGCCGGCCGACCACATCAATTTTCACCAGTACACGCTGCACATCTGGCGACCGCACCATCAGGAAATTCCGCGCCCGCCGGCAAAGGCGATCGCATGAACCATGACAGCAAATTCGCATTCGGTGACCGCGTCATCATTGACAATGACAAATCGCTCGTTGCAGTTGTAACTGCGTTCTCATTCCGACTACACGGCTATGCGCAAATCGAAGTAGCTTGGGTTCATAATGGTGATACAAAATCGGCTTGGATCGAAGCATGGCGATTAAGTGGCACCTGAAACATGAGCAGCACGGCACCAAGCCGTGGCCGGTCCAGCTCGCCTATTTGCGCGCTGCGGCCGGCCGCGACCGCTACGGCAACCACAGCGAGCAGGGCCTCGGCAAGACCAGTTCGACGCTCAACGAGTTCGTTGATTTCGATGACGTGGACCTCAACATTGTGCTGGCGCCCGGCAGTTTCGTGGCCGACTGGACGCTAGCGCCGGCGGAGTGGGGGCTCGGCTTCATGCAGACCGGGATGTGGGGCAAGGACCCGTTACCATTCAACTGGGCGAGCGGCGTCTACTCGATTGCACACGAAACCCTGCGCGGCAGCGAACGCGCCCGCCTTGCTTTGCTCGAGCTGTTCAAACAGCGCCGCTGCATGCTGACGTTTGACGAGTCCACCGGCATCAAGAACCATACGTCGCTGCTGGCGAGATACTGTGTCGGCCAGCTGGTCAAGGACGCCAGACGCGTGCGTATCCTCAACGGCACGCCATTGGTCCTCAACGTGCTTGACTATTACGCGCCGCTGCGCATGCTCGGCCAGATCAACGGCATGAATGCGTTTGCATTTCGCAATCGTTACGCCAAGATGGGCGGGTTCATGGGCCGGCAAGTCATCGGCATGAACGAGGACCGCAAGGAAGAACTGGCGCGCATGCTCGACGGCTGTTCATTTCGCGCGCTCAAATGCGACTGGCGCAAGGATATGCCAGAACAGCTCGAGGTGCCGGTCCACCTCGAAATGACCGATAAGCAGCACCAGCACTACGCAACGATGATGCAGGAGTTCTATGCAT